CCATCGTGGACGCCACGCGCGCGGCCATCTCCCGCACGTTCACGAGGAACGACTCGATCTCGCCGAGCTTGTCGGTGCCGACCGCCGCCACGTCCGCAACCGCCGCCATCGCCTGCGCGCCACCGGCCACCATGTCGAGCGCGCCGCCCAGCACCTCCATCGCCTCGTCTGTGTTGAGCAGCGCGTCCACACCGATAGCCTCGACCGCGCGCACCACCGACTCACCCGCCGCCACGAAGAACGCCTCAAGCTCGGACAGCCGCTCGCGGATGCGCTCCAAGTTCGGCAGCGTCTTGCTCATCAGCGTCTCGATGGCTTGGAGCCCAGCCATCGTCGCCTCGGCGAACATACCCGCCATGTCGGCGGCGGCCTTCTCCCGCAAGCCCTCGGCGGCCCCGGCGGCGAGGCCCTTGCGCGCTGACTTCGTGGCGCTCTTTGCGGCCTTCTCAGCTTGCTTCGCCGTCTTGGCGTTCTGCCGCGCGAGCCCGACGCCGGACGTGTATACCTTATCGCCGAGTTCATTGAACGTGTACTCGCCCATGCGGTCCTCATACAACCCGCCGACTTCGTACTGCCCGGCGCCGCCCGAGCCGTCCCCGCCTTCCGGGAACCACTCGTTCGCATTCGGCGCTTCGGGCTCCGGGAACTGGCTTATCAACTCGCGCACGGCCTCATTCCCGCGCGACATCTCCTCCTGATAGCGCGAGTAGTTGGCGCCCAGAACATCGGCGGCGGCGGCGGGCGCCTCGGCCGTTTCCATAAGGCTGGCGTTGAGTTCGTCTTCCCAGTTACCCTCCTCCAACGGCTCGTTCATGGACGCGAGGGCGTCCGCCTCCTGCTGCGTGAAGTTCGCCAGCAGGGCGCCGCCGAGGTCCATCATCTTCTGAATCTTCTCGACCACCCAGCGGAATGCGCCCAGCACCGCGTCGGCGATGGCACCCATCTTCTCGCCGATGGCCCGGCCCATGCTGCCGAATGCGTTGACGACGGCGTCGTGGATCGCAGTCAGCGCCGGCCCGACCTTGAAAACGATCCAGTCCCACGCCCTGCCGATGATATCCGCAATGTCGGCCCAAATGTTGCCAACGCGCGTGCGGACCCAGGCGAACGCCTTGGAGATACCGCCCGCCACTACACCCACGGCGCCGCGCACCTTGTCAACGATCCAGTCCCACACGCCCGCGAAGATGCCGCTGATACTAGACCACACGTTGCCGATCTTCTCGCGAATCCACTTCATTGCGCTGCTCAGGCCGTTCGCGAGCGTCGCGCTGTAGTTGCCGACCGTGGTGACGATCCACTGCCACGCATTGCTCGTCAGGTCGGCGATGGCGGTCCACTTCTGGTGGATCTGGTCCTGTATCCACTGCACGGCGCCGCTGATGTTGGTGCCCAACTCCGACCACTTGTCTTGCAAGAAGTCCGACATGGTACTCTGCACACCGGACAGATTGACGCGCATGCTCTCAAACGCCGACTGCGCGTCGTCGCGGATGGACGCGGTCTTGGTGCCGATGGTCGATTTGATGTCGCCCCACTTGCTCTCGGCGTCGGCCACCATGTCCTCCCACGCCGCCTGCACCGTGCCCTTGCTGCCCTCCCACTCCTCGGACGCCTTCTGTGCCGCCTCTGCCGCGCTGAGTCCGATTCCCGCGAAGCCCTCCTCTAGCGGCGTCGCGTCGGGCGGCGTGCCGAACATCTCGTCGAACTTGCTGAGGATGCCGCCCGCGCTCTCGCTTACGTCGTCAAGCCATCCGGACGCCATCAACGCAACGCCCTCGGCGATGTCGTCCATGATGGTGCCGGACACCTCGTGATACATGCGCCAGCCGTCGATGCCCTCCTCGAAGGTCTCCTGGTCAATGACGCCCGTTGCGGCCAACGCGGCCCCGCCCACGCGGAGCCCCTGTTCCTTGCCGCCTACGCCCTCTTGGTTGAGGTCGACCTTCCCCATGTTCTCGGTGAACATCCCAACCGCTTCGGCAACGTCAAGCACCACGGCCGCAACGCCCTGGATGCCGGCGACCAACCCGTCCCAGTCGAAGTCGCGCAGTAGTTCGATGCCGTCCTTCACTAGCGTCACGATGTCGTCGCGCACCGCGTCCCAATCCACCGAGTCGACCCACCGCTGCACGGCGCTGGTCGCGTCATCGAACGCCGGCTGCAATGCCGTCATGGCCTCAGTTAGAACGTCCATAATGACGCCAGCCACCTCGACCACAACGGGCATGAACACGTCACCGAGGTCGGCCTTCAGGTTCTCAAACTGCGACCGAATAACCTTGATTGCGTTCGGGAGCGAACCCTCACCTAATGTGCGCGCGAAGTCGCCAGCCGCGTTCTTCGCATCCGCAAACATGATCTTCTGCGCGGCGAGGGCCTTGATTTGTTGTTGGGCCTCGACACTGTAGTCGCCGAGCTTGGTGCCAGCCTGCATAAAGCCCTCGGACAGCGCGACGGCCTCGATGCGCGCCTGCGACATGTTGATGCCGAGTTGCTTCAGCGGCTCGGTCTCACCCGTAAGCCCGGCGCTGATCTTTTCAAGCACCTCTTCGGTGCCGAGGTTATTGAACGATCCGAGGTCGGCGGCAAGCTGCACGAGGTCGGTTGACATACCGGCGGCCGCTTCGCCGGTAAAGCCCATTGCCGTGAGGAGGTTGCCGTATGTGCCGGCAGCACCGATGGCTTCCTCCTTTGACATACCGACCGACGTGGCTGCCTGCTCACCGAAGCGAATCACCTCGTCGGCCGCACCGCCGAACACGACGTTCGTCTTGCTGATCGTCTCGTTCAGGTCCGACGCGGCCATGATGGACTCGCTCACGAGCCCGACCATGCCGCGGATACCGGCCGACGCCGCCTGTACGCCGATCTGGACGGCCGCGAGCCCGGCGAAGCCGGCGATCATGGTCTTGACGCCGGCGCCGCTCTTCGTGGCCGACTGACCCATGTCGTCGATTTCCTTGTCCAACGCCGCAATGTCGCGCTTCACCGCGTCGAGCTCCGCCTTGAACAGGATCTCAAGTTCCGCAGCGGATGCCACTACACGACCTCCGTGTCGCCGTCGGTCTGGTCGGCCGACATCATGGCCGCCAAGTCATCGCCCGTGAACGGCGCGACCTGCGCACCCTCCGGGAGCGTGCCGGCCTCGGCCTGCGCCTTCGTGCATTCCTCGGCGATGCGATCCCACGTCGGCTGCCATGCCGCCTCGTACAGCAGCCGCGCCTCGTTCACCGCTAGCACCTGGTCGGACTTCAGGTCCTTCGCCCTGCGCGTCACCGCGTCGAACGCCCGATCCAGCGACGCCAACTCAAGCGCCGCGAACGTCAGCCGGCGTGTCTGCCGCGGCGTGAGCGACGGCTTGCCCAGCAGCGCCCACGCCTCGTCGGACGTACACGCGAACGACTGCGACACGTTCCACACCGTCCACTCCTCGGGCGGCAACGGCCGCGCCTTGAGTTCAGGGTCGCCACGAATCTCTAGCGGCAGGTCGGTCCGGTCCTTCAGCTCCGGGATCGCCGCGCCGTGGAGCTTCGGGTAGAGGTGCCACGCCGTCCACGCTTCGATCCTTTTGGGCGCGCCGTCGGCGGCTCACCACTTACGGCGAGCGACCATGCGTAGAACAGCACCGGGCTCGGCGCCTCCTCTACGGCGTCGGGATCGCGCCACCACTGCGGCAGCGGCTCGCCCGTGTTCGGGTCGGTCAGGTCGTGATAGACCACCACTTGCGACAGCCCGCGCCGCAGCCGCTCGAAACTGACCGCCATCATGTCAGCCGACGATGCCGCGAAGCCCGTGCCGGCCTCCGTCACGCTCGTGGGCGTGTACGGCGTGAGCCACACCGACTGATCCTCGAACGGCGTGGTCTCGTCACCGGCCCGCGTCTCCAAGATGCAGTCGCTCATGTCATACCGCTCGGGATCGAACGGCAGGTCCATGTCCAGGATCTCGTCGGGCACCTTCACTCGCTTCGGCTTCGGCGTCTCCGCCTCGGCGATCTCGTATTCGTCTGCCATCGTGCGCTCCTATGTGCGCTCGCGCCGACCGACCCACCGGGAGCGCACCTCAGCGGTGAGTCGGCCGGCGCCCGGAACTTGCCGGCAGTGGAGGGCTGGTGCGCAGCCCCACATCATCGTTACGACGTGGCGCGCGTCAGCGCCGCCGTGCCCTGGTACGACGTGCTCATCTGGACGGCGTTGGCCTGGTCGAAGGCTAGGCCGTAGCTCGTCACGAACGCCGAGCCCGTGTAGTTCGGATTCGTTGCGCCCACCGCTGCGCTTGACGCCTTCAGCGTGAACGCCTGATTCCCGCCGCCGATGACGTTCGTGTACAACGTCTCGTCGGCGCCGTCGTCCGCGAAGTCGGCCGGGCCACCGTTGCCGGCGGTCCACCCGTACTTGCCCTGCAGGAACGCCTTCTGATCGTCACACGACGTCGTGACTTCCGCCGCGTCCGACGCGATGTCGAGGTTGGCAGTCGCCGAGCAGATCGTCACGCTGTTGAACGTCTCGACGTACCGCTTGCCATGAACTGGAGTAGCCATGTTCCTTGCTCCTTAGATGTCGCCGGCCGCGAGCGCGTGCCCGGCCAATAGCGTGATGCTGCCCGCACCCGTCACGTCGCTGATCGTGACGCGAAGGTACGCTTCGACTGCCTTACTCACCTTGAACTGTGCGCTCCCGATCCCGGTGAATACCGCCTCGTCTGTCCCGGCCGTGCAGTTGCCCTCGGCCGTGATGGTCCAGCCCGTGACCTGCGCGTATGCGTCCGCGCCGCCGTCGTCGCTGGATTCCTCGATCTGCACGTCGACGTCCGTAAAGCCCGTAAATGCCGTGCAGTGTACGTTGATGATCGTCGTGTCGTCCGTGGTCGCGGCGCCCACCTCGTCGCCCGCGTCAGACCCCGCCTCGGTGGCCGTCCACTCGCCCGACGTGATGACGGCCGCCTCGCTCCGCCCGAAGTCCGTGGCGTCCTCGTTCTGGCCGCTCCAATTCAGCAACACCGCGTTGGCCTGGTCGAACGCCCGCGAGTCGCCCGTGCTGATCTGTCGCGTCACGTATCCGCAACTGCCGGCCGTGTTGCCCACCGGCAGGATCGTGATGTTGTGGCCGCCGTCGTTGATGGCCGCGAACTCGATCTCGTCCCAGCCGTTGTCGGTGATGTCCAAGAAGCCGTTGATGTTCGACGCGAGGTTCGTCTTGCCCTGCAAGAAGTCCTTGTCGTCGCCCTCAATCGGCGACACCTCCACACCGTCGGCCGTCAACGTCAGGTCGCCGCTGTTCACCGTCTGCGTGACGCGGTAGCCGTCGAAGTAGATTCGGGCTGCCTTGCTGTGACCTGGCGTTGCCACTAGTCACCGCCCTTCTTGCTTGCCTTGGCCGCCGACGGCGGCGTCACCTTAGCCACATCAGCCGCTCGCTTCGGCTTGTCGTCGGGCTTCGGCTCGTCGGGCGGCTTCGGCGCGGGAGTAGGCTTCGGCGTCACTTTTCCCACCAACTCCGCGTTGCCGATCGCCAGCCAGGACTCGGGCTGCAACCCGTAGCGAGCACAGACGTCGGTGAACACGAACTCCTCGCCCGGCCGCTTCTCTCCCTGGTCCGGCAGGTGCATCAGGCACCGAGCCCGAAAACGCTTGCCCACCCACTTGTTGTCCATGCTCCGCTCCTATGCGTTGTCGCAGTACACCTCGACCGGCACCGTCGCCACGATGAATCGACCGCCATCTTGCGGCTCTACCATCGCGTACGAGTCGAACGCATCCACCTTGACGCTCGTGGTGTACGTCGTCAGGTTGTCGTCTATCGTCCGGTCCTCTAGTTTCGATTCGATGCTGTTCGCGTGCGTGTCCGTCGGCGAGATGTAGCGGTCCACTCGATCTTGCGCCCGCATGACGCCCGCCTGCGCGTCGGACCAGACTTCGAGCCGGAAGTTGTAGCGGTACGCGCACGCGCCCGGCCCGCCCAACTCAAACGCCCCGCCCTGCGGCGGCTGCGGATACACCACGACGATGACCGGCGCGTGCATCTGCTCGTCGAACGTGTCGTAAGCCCGCAGCGGCTCGTCAAGCGTTGCTAGCCTGGCCTGGATCGCGTCGCGGATAACGTCGATGCTCTGCGCGCTCATCGCTTGTTCCACCGCTTTTCGATGTCGCGCGCGAAGTCGTTGGCGGCCTCGTCAAGATCGCGCCCGGCCTTCAGCGCATCCGGCACGCCCGGATTGAACCAGCCCTTCGTCTGCGTGCCGTACTTGTCGTGGCCGGCCTTGCGCGGAGTCGCGTTCGGGTTGCCCACGTAGTGATACGTCACCTTCTGCGGCTTCGGCCCCCATTTGATCGCGCCGTAGATCGTGCCGACCTCGACCGCCGACATGCCCTTATGCCCGCCCCACCGCTGGATCGCGGCAAACGGCGGCACCCACGTCCGTGTATAGCTTCCCGCGTTCAAGTAGCCGAGGTACGGCGTGGCGTTGACCTTCGGGCCGTAACTCGCCCACGACGGCCACTTGCCGCCGTCGACCTTGACGTCCGCCGACTGCGGGCTCAGACTCCTGCGGCCCGCACCACGGTCGACGGGCACGAAGTCCTTGCCGTACTCGGCAGCCTTGTAGATCAGCGCCTTGAACATGCGCTCCAATGCTTGCGTCCACACGTCGTCCGGCACGCGCCGCGTCACCCTGACGACCACGCCACTGTCAGCCATCAGCGCACCCTCACGCGCTTCAGGATGTTCAGCCGCGCCATCGTCTGCGGGTGCAACTCCGGCTCTACCATGAACGTGCCAAGCTCCGGCGACTGCACCACGCCGCTCGGGCTCTTGCCCTGCGCCCATAGCCGCGACGCTTCGAGCAACGTCATCTCTCGCACCAGCGCCGGCACCGCCGGCCAGCCCCAGGTGCCCGTGATCTTGACGCCCTTCGGCACGCCGGCCGGGAACGAGTAATTGCCCGTCGGCGTCACGCGGAGCCGCGTGTAGGGCTTGTTGAGTTCGCTCGCGTTGTACGGCAGCTTGTCGTAGTCGGTGGCGGCCCAGGTGTGCTCATACGTGCGGTCGCCATCCTCGTCGGTCTCTACCGCCGTTATCGTCGTTACATCGTCCACGAACAGCACCGCCGCGCTGGTGGCGGTGAAGTAGCGCACGGTGCCCGCCGCCGAATCCCAGAAGCGCCGGCCCGTGTACTCTTCGATCAACCGCGACACGTCCGAAAGCAGCTCAGCCAACACCGCCTCTTCCGTGTCTGTCCAGCCCTCGCCACGGTTGATCCGCTGCGCGAGTTGCGCCGTGGTCGCGTACGATGCGATGCCGCTCATCAGTCAGCCTTCGTCCTCTTGCGCGGCGACCGCTTCGCCGTCGTCTTGGGCGGCTCCTCGACCACGCGCGCCTTCGGCTTGTCTTCCGCCTTGGGCTTCGGCTTGTCCTTGGGCTTGTCGTCAACCTCGGCCATCTTCACCGACTTCAGCACGCCCGGCGAGTC